TATAATAAGGTGCATCTGGTTTACCCCAGTTGTTTGTGTATCTTCTGATACCGATAGTACTAGCGTATTCGTATTCCCATGTTTCTAATTGTACTATCATTATTCTCCTAGGAAATCTTCATCTAATGGGTCACAATCCCAACAGTATCCGTCAACCAAGCCTTCTTCTTCTTGGCAAACCTTGCATGGTGGGTATGGTTCCCTATCTAAGGGGGTTGCTGGGGTGATTAAAGCCCCGCATTTGTAGCATTCTGCGTCTTCTAGGGCATATGCAGAGGGCATGTATCCTATCTCGTCAAACATCACTGTCATTCTAAACCAGTTAGAACCACAATTAGGACAGGTTGGTGTTGGTATTCCACGATAGTCTGCTTTATTCTTCTGGGTTGGCATGGTCATATTCTGTGTAAGGACGTTTCCCACCTAGTTCATCTATCATTGCTTGTATTGCTCTATCCACACGCTTACGTGCAGCATCTGGGGATATGTTTAGTTCACTGCCAACTTGTTCTAATGTTACGTTAAGAGAGTTGTATCTTAATCTTAAAACATTTTGATGTCGTTCTTCTATTGTTTCAAATGCTTCAGATATATCAGCACGTACTGCTAACCATGTGTTGCCTTCAGCAACAGAGTTTCTATCTGGTTTGTAGTTAACATCATTAACACCAATGGGTAACATATAAGAATCATTTAATATGTATGGTAAAAATTCTTCTATGATTTGTGGTTGATAATAAAAATTATCTGATACTTCGTATCCTGAAACTTTTGCTTTTTCTCTTGTGCAAAATTTTAATGCAGCATTCCTTAAAGACTTGGCAACTAACTTATCTCTGTCCTTTGATTCAAAGTTGTCATACCAGTCTCGCAGTTTGTTAGGTCTTGATGCAAACCATAACCATAGTTCTTGACTTATGTCTTGTCTGTCTATCATCCTGTATCTTTTAGAATACTCATAAGATATGAGGCTGACTATTGTTGAGTAATCTTTTATGTAGGGTTTGTCCATTATTTTTTTGTTGTTATGTTTCAGTCCTGCTGACTAGGAACCCCTGACCATTTGCCACGTAGCACCATCAAAGCAATTGCTGAATAGTTTAGCAGGTCTATAAATGAATCTTCTATGGACTCGTTCTGTGGCGTGTCCTTAACCTCATAGATTAGATGGTTAAGTCTTGCCATCTTGTCATGCATCCTCACTAGTAGCCCATTAAGTGGTCCACCTGGGGCATTGGCTATATTCTTTGGACCATAGTCTAATTGTTTCTTTACTAGTAGTTCCCATGCTTCATTGTAGATAGCAACGGATTCAAATTTGAAATCCTCAATTTGCATCATTGGCTTCTTTCTCTAGTTGATGGGTTAACATGTTGGCTTGCCAAGTAATCAATCTGTCTTTGGCTATCTCATTTTCATCTGACAGTAGCAGTGTGGCTAATAAGTCTATGTCTAGTCGTACGTTCTCGGTGCCTTCTATCTCACCTAGTTCGTTATACATATCTGCTAGTGCCACCATTAGGTTCACTACTGTTCCATTGTTTAATTGTACTGCTGGTTCTTTAACTTCTTTACCTTCTAATAGTTCAAAGATAGATTCAAATTGCTTGTCTGATTCGTTCATCTAAATACTCTGTTCCTTTCTTAAGAACAACGCTGTTGTCTTCCATGACGCAGCACCTGGTGCACCCACAGCAGGATGCTGCGTCTTAGTTGCCATTGTTATTGTATCCATTTCACCTTCACAAATGCAGATATAATTCTTTGCTTTGAATAAAGATTCAACATTAAACAATGTTGTTTCTGCACCTGTCATGCCCATGTATTTTGGTTCGCTATTGTCAAGGGCACGAAACCTTATATCAACTACACCACTTCTCGTTATGTATGGGATTGATAATCTTCCAATGAATTGTTCATGACTAGGTAGTGGTTCTACCACGACGCCCAGGTGGAACGGACTTACGTCCTGTGGGGATAGTCCTCTCTCTTCCAAATACGGTAATGCTTTGTCCACGTTTTTTGCGTAGAGATGTGCCGCTCTGATTAAAAACTCTTTCTGCGAAACTGATAGCCTCACGAAAATCTATCCCTTCTTTGTATTGAATTAAATCGTATCCGTCACCTTTAACATCGCAAGCAAAGCAACAGAAACTTTGTGTGTCAAAGTCTACTACTGCTGACTTGCGACTGTCCCCATGAAAGGGACATAAGACACTTAACCTACCATAAGTTTTGTTTGGAAGTTTTAATCCGTAATGAATTAAAACATCTTTAATCTGTAAGTCCTTGTCTGGTAGTTTTCGTCTCACCATATCCTGCTTCCTTCAGTAAATAAATCCACATGTCAACAGTCATAGTTGCATACCATTGACCAACATCTGATTTACCTTTACGTTTATGTACTACTGCACCTGTCTCTGCTTTAGCATTAACTATCTCAACTAGTAACTCTTGTAACCATCCACCTAAGTCCATCTTGGCATGGTTCTTTATCTCAATGCAGACACCACGTACACCTGACACATCACCTTTGTCGTTAATGTCCCCAGCAAGACGTCGTTCAGCATACTTCCAACCATGTTGTACAAGATGTTGTACAACTTCGCGTTCAGCCTGTGAACCTTTACGTTTGCTGGGGCTAGACATTAGTTCTTCTTTAACGCTTGTCCGATAGATTCTGTTTTGATTTCATAAACAGTTCTCTTCTCGCCCTTATCGTTTTCATAAGAGCGTTGCTTCAAGGTACCAGTAATAATTACTGAGTCACCTTTCTTAAAGGTTGCATTGGATACTGCAGGACCCCAGATACTTCCGTCCAAGTATGTGGTTGATACATCTACCCATTCACCTGAATCATTTTGTTTACGAAGGTTTGATGCCACTCTGTAATTTAATACAGTTTCTCCGTTTACTTCTTTTACTACTGGGTCTTCTGTTAGTCGACCGTTAACTATAATGTATGGTAATGCCATTTGTTTTCCTTATCTTCGCTTGTAATTATTCTTCATACCATTCGTTGTCGTCTAATGATTTACATTGACTACAAAGAATAGCCCAACCATATGCAACCATGCCACCGTCCATGCCACATCGTTCACACTTCACAACAACATAGCCTTGTTCGGTTTCATCAATCACTTGTCTTAACATCCTTCAACTGCATAGATGCTGGGTCAAATGAAAGCATAGTAAATGTATTACCTGTTGCATCTGCTCTACCATATCTGTTCTTAACTGCTGCAACACAAAGATAAATTGATTCACCAATAATCTCTTGACCAATAGTTAATATCAGTGCAGGGATTTGGTTAACCAATCCTTGTATTGCTGACCTTGGTTGGCATGGTGTGCCAATAAAGCCTTCCTTAGTATGGTGCAGTACTAGTACACAAGCATTGGTATCTCTTGCAAGATACTTCAACTCTTTCATAGCAGCACGCATACCTGAGAACTCTTCGTGTCCATCCATTGCTATATCCATTAAGTTGTCTATAACAATAAGTGTTGGGCTAGTTCCCCATGTTGTTTCAAATGCTTGAACAGACTCATCAATATCACTAAGTGTTGGGCTTGATTCAAAAGACCAACGCAAGTAATCAAATTGTTTCAGTATGTTTTCAGCACTATCTTTATCTTGTTTTAATATCTGTTCAGCATTTGACTGTGTCATACCTGTTGCCATTGCAACAACACGCATACCCATTGTGTGTGCGTTAGTATCTGCTGACATATATAACGTTGGTACTTGTGCTTGTACTGCTATTGCTAATGCAATAGAAGATTTACCTGCACCTGGAGTACCAGCAATTAGGTTAAGTTCTGCTCTACGTAAAACAATTTCGTTTTGTTGTAAAGATTTGAAAGTAAGGGGGAGTGGTTCTCCCCCTACTTCCTTACCACTAATTGCCCTATAAAGGGTTCTCACTTAGCGACTCTATCTGGTACAAACTTGTTATAGTCTGCATCTTTTGGTTTAAGATAGACAGTTGCACACTTATCGGTTGCACCTTTAGGTGCTGCACAAAAGAATCCTTTGTACAATCCGAACTTTCCATTGCCTTCAATGGCTGTCATCTTGCCATGTAAACAATGACGTGTTGCTCCGCCACCATTAGACACTAGTGTTGCACCTAATGTGTTGACCACTGTGCTGATTGCTTGGGTTGGTGTTGCTTGTTGAGGTGATGGCTTACCAATACCACATGCTTCAGCGAATGCTTCCATACTTCCAACAAATGTTGCTGAAAGTGCAGCATCTTGCATTAACTTTTCCACTTCATCAATCGTGTCACCACGAAATAAAGGGATTGTTCCGTTAGGTAATTTAAAACTTACCTGTATTTTTGATTCAGACATTCGTCTTGTCCTCTTCCTTCTTGTACCATTCACAATGTGCAGTGTATCCACATAATGAACAGTTGGATATGTTAGGCACAAAGAGTCCTTCGTACCTTGCTCGATTAAACATTTCTGCTAATCGTATTAACCTATCAGATGTGTACCAACTAAGGTCCACAATAGGAGTAGGTTCTCCTTTCCTAGCCATCCAGTATGAACCATACTTTGGTTTAACACCATAAGTTAGTTCAATACCAACTGAATAGAAACCTAATTGCAATGTAGTTGATGGAGTTCTCGAGCCAGTCTTGAGGTCGAGAACGACTAACTCACCATCAGGTAATTGCATTATTCTATCTAATGCCATCTTTACTGGTACTGTACCAAAGTTAATCATCATGTTAAGTTCAATAGCAGGTTGACCATCTGGTGCTGTCCATATTTTCCAGTCAGATTCTTGTCGCCAACTCTGATACTTCTTTAACATTTCTAAACCATTGGTGTACCACCATGCTTTGTCTTCTGGTTTCCGTTTGTTTGCTGTGCGAAATTGTTGCTGCATTGCTTCATCGCCAACACGTTGACGTACATCTTCAAGAGTATTTTCCCATGCATCAGACCAGTATTTAGATAAGTCAATGCTTGTCATGTTCCTCTTTCCATAAGTCGTTGTCTAATGTTTCAGATGCTTTATGTACAGCGATGCCACCGAATAACCACCATGCTGGTATTTCTTTAACTTGTTTTACTCTGTTCAAGTAATACATGTATCCGCATGCAAGGTGTAGCATGCACCACCGTCTTTTGATATCAACGGAATTTGGCGGGTTTGCTCAGGGCATTTAGCCCCAGGCTTACCTGTTAAGGCTCTGACCTGCGACGATGCATCCTCAAATGTCTGAGCCAACCATGCTAACTTAACACCATACTCTTGGCGTAAACGTTTAGCCTCATGCTTGTTGTCCTCATCGGCAGAGAAATATAAACTAAGATTGTCTATCCCAGTTAACATCTCTACTGCATTAGGTACCCTTGTGTATACCCAGAACTGTACCTCTGGATTATTTATTATCACATTCTTCCAGGCAATAATGTATGCATAGGAAAAGAAGTCACCATCCCAATGTATACGAAAATATTTAGCAGCATTGTACTTGTTACATTCCCAAACAAAATCATCTATCATGAACTGAATCATTGATGTTAGTTCTTGAATGTTTTTATTTTGTACAGCATCCCAGTTGGCTAACAATAATTCTCTGGTGCTTTTAAATACTTTCTCTAACTTACCTGCATAACATATCTTTTGACAGACTGATGTTGCATTGGGACAAGAAAAAGATTTGCCAGATGGGAGACCAAAGGTATTTGCTATCAATGGTCTCTTGCCATCTGGCGTGGATAGTGTTGCAGTTTTCCTATCGTTGTTGCGTCTCAGTCTGGGTAGACTAGAACTCAACCTCAATACTTTCTTCTGAG